TAAATAGTAATTGATGATTTGCTGTAGTAAGTACATTGTACAATGAACTATCAGATGTATCAAATCTATATGTGTTACCTCTTGCTAAAACTAATTGTGGATTTGCAATTCCATTGATATAAAATATGTTTGCAGTATCAGTAGAGTTTCTTCCAACAGTTACTTTAAATATTTCTTTTGTATTTGTTGGTGTAGTTGTTCCTGTTGCATTGATTAATAAATTTTTACCATCATCAAAATCTAATACATCTTCTAAAAGAATACCATGAGGTTCTGATTCAGAATTATCTTCTAATGTTATACCTTCGTTTGTTGTACTTGATGCCTCACCATCTGTTCTAATTACATTTTCAAATGTTGTACTTAATACTTGTGTGTCTGCATCCCAACCTGATACTGTTCCTGTGTGTGATGTTAAAGTATTACCAGAAGCAAATGTTCCTGTAATATCTTTTAATACAAAGTGAGCTTGGAATGTTGCATCTGGTGGATTACTAGAATCTAAATCAAAACTACCATCTTTAATTTCTATACCATTTGCTCTACCAATGTCTGTTGTGTTTGCTTTAAGACTTGCCCTAGTTCCAATATTTTTAGTAAGAACATTATCAACAAGAATATAATCTATATCAAGAGATACAGTAGGTAATTTAGAATAACCATTACCACCATCAGTTACTTTTACTTTTCTGATTGATGTAGCTTCTGCAAGTGTTCCAAATGTATCTTCTTCTAAAGCAAATAAATTATTGTTTGTAAATTCATCTTCAGTTTCTTGTACTGTGTCTGTTAATAAATTATCACCAACATGTATTGAACCATCACCTGTTCCATTTAATAATAATTTGTTAATAGAGTTACCTTTTATAACATGAGGTACACCTGTTGTTGGTGCTGTTGTAAATGTTAAAGTTTGACCACGAAACTCTTGTGTTGGGAATCTAAAAGCTACACTCCATACAGTATCTCCAGCAGCATCTGTTGCTGGTAATTCAACACCATCTCTGTAAACTTTAAATTCAGTATCTTCAAAAAGATTTGAAATAGTAAATGCTGTAGTTGAAGAATCTGGTGTAATATCTTCTTGAATTAAATCACCATCTTCTAAAATAATTTCAAATGGTACTAATGATGTGTTAGTAGATTCTTCTAATGTAATTGTATCTGTTGTAATATCTGAATCATCTAAAGTACCTGCCTCTTGCAAGATACCACCACCAATCATACTGACAACACCAACTGCAGCATTAATATCTGTATCGTTTGAATCAGAAGTAAATGATACTACATCTCCTACTTCATATAAACTACCACCATCATCTACTATGACATCACTTACCGACCCTGTTAGAATGTCCTCTACAACGACTTCTGATACACCGCTTCCTAGACTTTCGATACTGAGTGTGTCTGATATAGTATTCAGTATTCCATCGTTTGTAACAGTGCTTGTGGTGATTTGAGATGATACTATGAATGTTACATCTACATCTCTTGTACTTGATGTTGCTGTAATTGTTTCACCATCTGTAAATGTACCTACTATATTTTGTAATTCAAATTCTGTAACTGCAAAGTTTCCTTGTGTAAAGGTGGATGAGGATACAACAACAGCAGTTGCACCAGATGATGCTCCTGTNATAACTTGATTGATTACTTCATCACCAGATATATTGGCAGAAGCAGAAACTCTTAGTAAAACTTTTTCTGTCCATTTACCATCAGATGCTCTCATCATTCTTTCTGTTGGATAAACTATTTCTGGTGTTTCACCTAAGAAAGCTTTGAAGAATAATTCGTGACCTTTTGATGTTCCTTTAGCACCATATAAATCTTTAATATTTTTTATTAGATTTCTTTTAGATACACCTGTTGCCAAAGTTTCTGGAATTGCGTTCATAAACTGGTCACGCATATTATCTAAGAAATCGTAGATAGTATTATCTACATTGGCATATTCTAAAAGTTGTTGAATGTTTTGTACTGGGTTAGCACGATACTCTGACATAACACCAGTCGCACCAGATGTTCCACCTGTAAAAGTTTCACCTGTAATAAATTTTTGTTGAGAAGATATATAGAGATATTTATTTCTACCATCTTCTACTAATACTGTTGCAGTTGCTTTAGATGTTGTACCTGTAATTGTTTCACCATTTACAAATAGTCCTGTTGTGCCTGTTCCTGTTTCAGTAACAATTCTATTCTCATCTTCTTGTAAAATAAATTCTAGTGTATTAGTTTGTTGTCTTAAATATTCTAACTCACCTGTGTAAGTAATTCTACCTGCCTCTAGGTATTGATAATAATGTTTAAGAAATCTAACAAACTTAGGATGTTCTGATTGTACAAAATCAGGTACTTGCCCCTCAATGAGTGGTGATAGTTTTGTTACTAGTTTTGAATCATTCTTTGCCATTCATCTAGTACGCCGAACTTGTTGGTGTAGATGAAGGCGTTGATACAGTTGTAGTTGATGTTGTGCCTGATGAGGTAACAGTATATCCAACACCTGTAGTAGCTTGTGCATCAACAGTTCCACCTGTTGTTGTGTTAACTAAATCTATTTCTAATATTTGATTTCTTACTGGTATCACATCATTTGATTTTGGAATTGTTGTTATACGAATTTTTGTTGATGATGCACCATCTACATTTGATACTGCAGAAATTAATAATGCTGTTGTACTAATTACACCAGTAGCATAATTAACTGTTCCTGCTGTAATATTAGAATATGTTCTTACACCTGAAGATGATAAAGAATAAATTCTCAAATTACCAGAACCATCATCATCAAAAAAGTATTCTGTTTCTGTACTGTTGTCCAAATAAAATCCTGTTGAAGCAACCACACCACCTAATTCTGTATTGTATCCTGTGTATGGATTATAGAATGAATTATTAAAATTAATGTTGTATGATGAAGATGAAGAAACTGGTGTAAATAATTTACCCATAGTAACTGTAGTTGTATTATTTAAAATAGATGTATCACTATCATCAATCAATCCTGTGAGTTTAGAATGTCTAAACGAACTATTAAATTCTTGTAATTCACTTGTGTTGTAATTAGAAACTGTTGTAGAAATTAAACTTGCTAACTCATCTTTAGTAGATGTTGTTGATGTTGAATCATAATTAAATGAAACATTTAAAATTAGATAAGTTGTTTCTGGGTCTACAACCACTGGTGTAATTGAAGCAACTTTGAATGGAGCAAACGCCGATACTAAGTTACTCTTTTGTACAGTTGTTAAATTTTCACCTGTAGTAGATTTGATTGAGATAAACACTTTACCATATTCTGGATTACTTGATACACCTGTGCTTGTATCGTAACTACCATCTTCTCCACCCCAAACTGAAACTGCTTGAGTGTTTGCAAATAATTTTTTAGTATAAGTTTTATAATCATCTATTGTTACACATCTACCTTGAGCTGCATAATCTAATGGAGCATTAAGTTTTATTGATTGTATTGTTTCTGCTTCAGAACCACCAGTTGCACTTGATACAGTTGTAACTGTAATTGTTGTGACACCATCAATGCTTGATGGTGATGTAAATGTGTTTGCTCCATTTGATAAAGTTTTATTTGTGACCACATATTGTAGTACAACAATGTTACCATCTGATAATGATTTACTAACTGTGCCATCTCCAAAGTAAACTTCAAACTTACCACTGTCGGTTTCTTGTAAATAATATACTGTGCTATCAGATGATAGTTGAGTTATGTCTGTTGCTTTAGTATAGGTTGTAGTTGTTGTATCAGATGATGATGTTTGTATCTTAACTGTTAAAGTTGAAGTATCACTATTAGGATTGTTTAATAAAAATCTTTGGTCTATATCTGATGAATCAACAGTATATCTTGTTGTAACATAAGTGCCCTCATAAATTTTTACACTATCGAATGGAATAGAACTACCTGTGTTACTTGAAGTAACATCAGCGATTGTAACAAATCTATAATTTGTACCATCAATATTTGTTGTAAATGCTGTACCTGATGACATTGTTTTTGTATTTGCATCTGTTGTCAAATTCACATTGATTGTTGCATAGGGAGCTCTTGCAGATGATACTTCATATCCTAAAGTTTTTGCATGAGATACTGCACTTGAACGAAGTGATGCACTATCTAAAAACATTTCATTTGCCAACATGTTAGCATTGAATCCTAAGTAGTGAGTATTGTATGCAAGAGTGTCTAATAGAATGTTCATACCAGAACCTTCAAAGTCATAGTCTTTAAATTCTGTTTGTGCTTTTAAATATGTTTTTAAATTATCTTTAATAGAATCAAAGTCTAATTCTGTTACTCTTAATCTTTTATCGTTTGTTGCCATTATCTTATTCTCTCTAACATGACTGATAGGTCTACTAATTCTGTGGGTGCATTAGTTACATAAAACTCTATTGTAACATTGTAAATATTCCTATCAAAATCTGGTAATGCTCTGACTGATACTAATCTGCATCTAGGTTCAAAATTTTCTATAACATCTTCTATCTTTTTTGCCAGTACAGCAGCTACCATAGGTGTCATGTTTTCAAATAACATTTCACGAACACCACCAGATATCTCTGGGTGGAATGGTTTCTCAAAAGCATTTAAGTTTATTAGATTTCTTAATGACCTCTTAACTGCTTGTATATCAGTTACTTTATTAACATCATTACCTACAGTTTTCTTAGTAAAGAATAAATCTAAATCGGAATACTGTCTAGTATTCCTACTGATATCATTATGACCTTGTGCATCTTTATATGCTGACATTGGAAATCCCTAGTTATTTAATTATTATTTATAACAGATGTTATACAAGTTTAAGTTTTTTATATCTTCTGTCATAATAGATTCTTTCATCACCATCCTCTTTCCAATCCCAATCACCCATATCTTGTGCATCTTTAAAAGCTATCTCCTCATTAACACCATTTTTAATAGCATCATTATAGGTTTCACTTTCAAACATTCTTAGTGTTTTCTTTTTTGAAAGATATTTAGTTATAGAATTTGCATTTTTCGAAACTGTTATTCCATTTACTAAATCCTCATTTTTATTAATTACTTCATCATCAAATCTTTGTAATGGTATTGGCACTCCTCTAAATGTTTTATCTTCATAGAAGCCTGGTAGGATTGTTCTATTTCTTTTATACTCAGCAAGTTTATTTTCCCTATATATTTTTTCTCTATCCTCAGCATTTTCATTACTTCTCCAACTTTTAGTTTCACCACCAGTATCACTCACTCTTAATTTTTCTTTAGTTGTTGTGTTTGTAACAGTTTTAGGATTTGTTGTTGTAGTTTTTGTAACAGTTTTTGTAACCTTTGTATAACCTGGCGATTCTTCTACAGATACTTTTATTTCTTCGGTTACTAATGATACGCCATCTTTAGAAGTTTTACTTATTGTTTCTGTTACAGCTTCTACAGATGGTAAACTAATATTAGCTGGTAATTCAATAGGAAACGATTCACCATCTGGTAATTGTAAGTTTGGAAGTAAGTCACCAACATCTCCACCTGTTTGTATTTTTGAAGCAAGAGAATCAATATCCAATCCTTTGTCTGCCATTGCCGTTCCAAACTGTGATGTTATATTTGTCACTTGTGTAGTGTACTGTTCAATTCCTTGTGGTGTGGATGTATCAAAATTAACAAGTGTAGCAAATTCTCCTTGCATGTTTACATTAGGAACAGTAGGTAACTCTGGTATCATATTTAACAATGATGTTTGTAAATCAGCAACTTTAGATTCTAATGAATTTAATAATGCTGTAGCATCTGCTCCATGTGAAGCAACCAGTTGGTCTTTAAGTGCAAGAGCATCTGTAAGAGTTTTATTTAATAACTCATTTGCTCCCTCTAAATCTGCTGTTGTAAAGTCTGCCATCTCTTATTCCTATGCCACAGGTGCGTTAGTATTTGTTTGTGAATCACCACGACTATCAGCACCTTGTGAATGTACATGAGTTGTGAGTTCAATAGTATTCGCAGTAACTTCTTGTGTAGTTGTAATTGTACTTCCACTACCAGAAAGATTTATAGTGCCTGATGAACCTGTAAAGCTAATTGCACTTGAATTACCAACAAATGTCATTGTACCTACTGCCTCTGATTTAATATCTAGGTTTGTTGCAGCCTTAACTGTCATGGTTGTACCAGAAGATATAGATGTACTTGCAACACTAAACATAGAAATATTATTCGATGCAATGAAACCAATATCTTTTGATGATACTAGATTATAACTATCAGCTGTAGTAATGTCTAAAGTTCCACCAATCGTTCTTGTTTCTTTACCACCAATAGTAATATCACAATCTTTTGCTGTACCTTTTTCTGTAGAACCTATTGCACCAGATACAGAATTAGAAATATTAAATCCATGATTACCTTTTATTTCTTCTTCTAGATTACCACCAGATTCTCCAGTACCAATCTTCACCTGTTCTGACCCACCAATCTTTCTTGTAAAGTCACCACCTACCTCTAGTATATAATCTCCCTCTATCAATTCTCTTTTAGTTCCACTACAAGTTAAATTAATATTACCTCTTACATAAACATTAGAACCACCAGCAATCAATTCATAGTTATCACCAACAACCTTAACTGTCTTTGTACCATCGGCAATTATTTCTTCGTAAGTTCCAGCAGCATGTTGTGTGAATAATCTTTCACCATCTGGTGTATCATCTACTTCTTTAATGTGACCCGATTCTGATTCGTATACATGATTAAAAGGATAGATACCTGTTAAGTTACCAACCGCTTTTTTTTGTGCTTTAGGCTGTACGAATAGATTACTTACTTCTCCTGTGTCACCAGGCTCATATCCTCTAGGTATGGGCTCATCAAAACTTCCAGCAGTTTCTTTTTTACTTGTTGTTGATACTGTTGATACATGGGGTTTAGTTGCTGTAGGTATATCTTTAAATTGTGTATCACGCCTATTGATAAGTGCTTTATGAGTTTCAGCATCATTACCTCTTGCAAGTCTTGATACATCTGATTCATTTAATCCATGACCAGAATGTATAATGGATTCAGATGGGTATTCTCCCTCTGGGTCATTAAATCCTTTTGTGATATCTGATTCAGATTGTGGAATGCCTGGCAAAGAACCGATAATAAGTGGTTGTTGTCTTTCGTTTGCATCACGAAAGAATCCGATTACCCATGAACCTTCTGTTAGAAAACTAGGTGTGTTTCCCATGCCTTGCATGGATGGGTCGGTCACAGGATGCATGACATGTGCCCACGGCAAATCTTCCGATGGTATATCGTTTAAATCTTCTGTGTGGTATCCTAAACAACGAACTTGTACTCTACCAAGTTTTGCAGGGTCATCTCTACTTTCTACAACACCAGTAAACCATACAAAGCCATCGAGACCCATAAAATAGTTTTCGTTCATGTATAGTATTTATACTAGGTATTGCGATAGTCTAGATAGA